TTTTTATAATTTGAAAATATTTAAAAAATTTTGATGTAATTTCTTTTAAAATATTACTATTATTATTCCTGCTTCGTGCTCCCCTTGTAAATTTAATTTGTTTTTCATCTATTATTATTTCAAAATCTTTATAAATTAGACGTAATGTATTATCTTTAAGTTCGTCATTTTTATTACACCAATCATTTATTATTTCTTTATTTTCTTCTTTAATAAACAATTTTTTTATTTTCTTAATACTATTATTATTATAAATAAATTCAGCAAAATAACAACAATCGTCTAATATTATTTCATCAAAAATCTGATAAATATTAACATCTTGTTTTAAATTAATTTTATGTACAAAAATTTTTTCATATGTTGTGTATTCTAATTCTAAAGATTTTTTTGCATTTGTAAATTTTGTTTTTAAAAAAATTTCATTTTTGAAAAAATCTTCATTATAAGATTCTGCTGGTTCACTAAATGTTTTAAATAAGTGTTTTAATTTGTTATCATTATTATAATAAAAATGTTTAATATTAATATTATTTTTTTCTAAATTAAATTTTTTTAATATATAGAATAATGTTTTATTTTCTAAAGTTTCTGTGCGCGTGCGGCTATTTCTACGTTTAAATTCTTTTTTAGGATTAAAATCATTTTTAATATTTTCTTCAGGATCAAAATAATTTAAATTTATTTTCTTATTGTCTATTTCTTCTACCCATAAAAATTGATGATGAATATTGTTTTTATTATCATCATTCATATTATAAAGTATTTTTTTTTTAATTTGATTAATAGTATCGAATATATTAATACTTATTTTATCTTGTTCAATAATTTCAGTTGATGGTTTAAAAAAAGATGGTGTAATATTATAAAAATTTTTTAATTTGTTTAAATAAGAAATACTTACTATTTTGGTAATTACAAATAATTCTTGATCAGTTTTTTTGAGGTTCGATTCCTTCTTGATAACTTCTAAATCGAAATCTCTTGGATTTTTCTCATCATATAATTTATCAATTGATCCAATTACTTCTAATTTGAAAGCTCTTCGTTTTTCCCCATCTAATTTATCATTTATACCAAATTTATATGAAATAATACATGTCTCTTCTTCATCCCAATCTTCTTTTTCTTCTTCCTTATTATCAAATATAGATAGTAAACATATATCTTCTTTTACTTTATCATATATTAACTGTTCTCTTAGTAAAAGATCAGTGATTTTGACATTTTCTTTTTCAAAAAATGTTCGCACGTCAAAAGCATAAGCATTATCACCGAATTTCTTAAGAAAATCTTTCTCAATATTTAATTCTTCTTCATTTAATAATGTTTCAATTAAAATATTAAATTTTTTTTTAAATTCTAAATACTTGGTTTCATTTAAAACTTCTATATTTTTTAAATCACTGATTTTTCCATCTAAATCAATGCTTATTTTCGCGGGTTCAACTGTTGATGTATTTTTATTTAATTCTATATTATAAATTTTAATAATTTTGTTCATTATAATTTAAATAAAGATAAAAAAATTTAAAAAAAAAATATCTAATCGGTACTAAAAAATATAAGTTGGAACACCATTTAATTTTGAATTAGCATTAAAATCACTAATTGCATGTTTTTCTTCAAATTTTTCGTCAAAAGTATCATCAATTATATCAATTGGCATTTTATTTGCTTTACTTAACCATTGAATTGGTATTTTTTCTTTATTGTCAAAATGTAGTATTTTATTATTTACAAATATATCATCTTCCTCTTCTGATTCACTATCAGAATATGTATAATCTAAGGGAAGCGTTTTATTGTAAGAATTTAATGCTTCATAATTATTTACTTCTACACGATTGTTTGAAGTAAAATACTTATTACTTGCCAAGAATCTTGGTTTATCATCTATTCGATTTCCTTTTTTATTTGTAAATTTTCTTGAATCAGAACAACCTTTTCTATTCATATAACTCTGAGGAACCCATTCTCTTTCTTTAATACGCATATAATCTCTTATATATCTTTTTGGTTTTTGTCTTTGTTTTTTTTTTAGTCCCGAGGCTCTACTGGGCGCACTAATTTCTTTTATTTTTTGTTGTTTATTATTTTTTATTAATTTTGAACCTTTTTTAATTGAAAATGTAAATATATATCCATTTGATAATCTAAATCTGTATTCTTTATTTAAAAGTTTATTTTTAATCAAATCTTTTATTTTAATATTAATATTTAGACTTTTAAAAAATTCAGGAATATTTTTATCAACATTTAAATTTAAATTTACATATATGAAATAAAAACTAACAGTAATAAAAAATACTAAAATTAATTTTTTTTTGTTTAAATTTTTCAAATTCATTTTATATTTATATACATATAAAAAAATTTAATTATTTATATCTTTTTTATAGTTTTAATATATGTTTTTGAAAATATTTCTTGTTTTTGATCATTATTTAAATTACCTTCATTAAATACAGAATTAAAATCACTGTAAAACCCATTTATTCCAGTATTGTTGTTATTATTATTATTATGAATTTCATACTTTTCTTTTTTTTTATTTTCTATAAATATTTTTAATTCTTTATCATTTAATTCATATTGTTTAATAAATACCTTTTTTATTAATATTGGTTTCATCTATTAAATATAAGCCTTTGTAATTTTTGCCTTTAATTTTTATATTTTTGTTAATAATTCTTTTTTTTTTTTTGTTTAAATAATTCTTTTTCCAGTATTTATAAACTTTATCATTTTGCCAATTTGAATTAGAATTAAAATTTAAATGCATAATTTATAATTATGAATAATATTATTTTTTTTTTGGTTTAACTTTATTAAAAAAAATAAAAACAATATTAAAATGTTTCCTGAATTAAAATATAAAGACATTGAATTAAAAAAACCTAAATTTAATAATGAAAAATTATCAGATGAAGATATAGATTTATTAATAAATGAATTAGAATTAAGATTCGAAACAAAAAAAAGTATTGATTGGGAAGTTTATAATAAAAACATATTTATAGGTAAATGTGGTATTAAATATATTGATTTACAAAATAATTTTGCTGTTTTAAAATTATCTCAAAATTCTTTTATAAAAAAATATTTTGTTAATCAAAATTTAAAAATTATTTTAAAACTTATGATAAATTATTGTTTTAAAGAATTAAAATTAAACAGAATAGAAATACCAGTTTTAGATAATAACAATAATTTAATTAATATATTAAAAAAAAATAATTTTTTATTTGAAAGTATTCAATATTCTAAATTTAAAATTAATGAAAAATATCAAAATTTATATATTTATTATCAATTGAATAACCAATTTAAAAATAACACAAAAAAAAATAAAAAGAATCAGTTACAAAATTCTACAAATAATATTCAAGTTAAAAAAAGAAATATTCCTAACAAATATTTGTTATTTGGAGGGTTTGGCTTAACGAGTTTGATTCTTATTACAAGCATAATTAGATTTAAAAAAAATAAAATAATTAAAACACTTTTATAATATTATTATAATAATTCCTTACTGAATTATTATTATTAAGATTTAATTGCAAAAAAAAAATTATTTTATAAGCAGCATTTCTATTATTATAATCTTTTATTGTAAATCTAAATAGTTTAGTATTTTTATAAATACAAAAATAACACATTTTTTCAAATGAATTAAAATTTTCACATTTTTTACATAAAAATTGATATTTGTCAATATCTTTAAGATATTTTTTTTTTCCAAAAATTTCAAAAGGATAAAAAAATGATTTAATATGTAATTTTAAATCATTTGGTAATTTTTTTATAAATTTTATCATATTTTATTAATAAATATTTAAATTTTAAATTTATTTATAAATAATAAAAATGAAGAAATTTGTTACAATGTTAAATATTGGAAACAATGGTAGATTAGGTAATCAAATATTTCAATATATTTTTTTAAAAATTTATTCAAAATTAAATAATTTAGAAGTTAAATTACCACCTAATCAAAATTTTATATTAAATAAATTATTTGATTTAAATTATAAATCATTAAATCATTTTGATAAAATAGAAATGAACCATTTTGAACCTTTTTTTCATTTTAATAAAAAAATTTATTCAATAAAAAGAAATATTTCAATAAATTTTAATGGTTGGTTTCAAAGTCTTAAATATTTTCAAAAATATAAAAATTATGTTTTACAAGAATTAAAATTTAAAAAAAATATTTTAGTTCAATCTCAAAAATTTATAAATAAATATAAAAAAAATAATAATACTATTATAGGTGTTCATATTAGGTTAACAGATTATTTAAAAATACCTTTTAAAAATATTTATAATAATTTTTTATTAGATGATAAATTAAGAAATTTAATTTTTAACTATTTTCAAAAAAAATATAAAAATTGTATTTTTTTAATTTTTTCAGATAATATAAATTTTTGTAAAAACAATATAAAAGGGAACAATATTTTTTATTCTAATAATAATTATTTAATCGACTTTTGTTCGTTAAGTCTCTGTGATCATAATATAATAACTTCATCTACTTTTAGTTGGTGGGCATCTTATTTAAATAAAAATATAAAAAAAGAAATATTTATAGTTAAACCATGGTTTCAAAAAACATCAAAATGTTTTAATATGTTTTATAAAGATTATTATAAAAATTTTAAAGTTGAATTATATTTAAAAAATCATATTTGTTATGATTCTAAAAACATTTTAAAATAATTCAAAAATTTTAATATTATTTTCTCTTTTTATTATAAATATGAATATCAATAATAATAATTTTATAGCAATTTTTATTTTATTTGTAATTATTTTAATAATTATGATGCACTATGATACATTATTTAACAATTTAACTTATGTTAAGTCTAAAATAGATGGGAATAAATATCTTGTAAGAAACGTTGAAGACAAACAAAATGCTGCTAATTTAATTGGAAGGATAAATAAAAATATATTAATTTTAATTGAATATTTGAAAAAAAAAAAACCAGATGATAAAAGAACTAAAAGATTGATTAATTTATATAGACCATCATCCTTGTCTGAATCAAGTGCATCGGAAATATTTACGTCTTACTCAATAAACAAGGGTCAAAAAATCGTACTTTGCATAAGAAGCAAAAAAACAGGAAAATTAGTAGACTTTAATACTATCCTTTTTGTAGCTTTACACGAAATAGCACACGTTGCAACAAAAAAGGTGGGGCATGTTTCTGAGTTTTGGAATACATTTAAATATTTGTTAACAGTAGCCATTAAACTAAAAATTTATAATTATGTAGATTATAGTAAAAAACCCAAAAAATACTGTGGGGAAAGAATCACTGATAGTATTCTTTAAAAAAGTTTATTAGATAATAATATTTTATAATTTTGTATTTTAATTTCGAATTGATTTTAATTAATATTCTAACAAATAAAATTTAAATACTAAGCATTTATATTTTATAAGCATCTATTTTAAGCATTTATTTTATTAAGCATTTATTTCAACATTTGTTTTAAGAATCATTTAACTAATAAGAGATAATTTTTAATCGTGTTTTTAATTTTTATTTATAGTAATAGGTAGGTATAAAGTGAATAATTATTATAAGGTATGCTCTAATTGACCTTATTTATTATATTTAAAATAAATGCTTAGAAAAAATAAATGCTTAGTATTTAATAAATAATTGTCAGAATCTTAATTAAAACAATTCGAAATTAAAATACTTTTAAAAAATTTTACAATTGGCACATAATTGTTTAGATACTTATAATTGTCAGAATCTTAATTAAAATCAATTCGAAATTAAAACTTTAAAAATTAAACATTTTTATAAGTAACCATCCCTGCTTTAATAATTTTTTTTTTTACTGAATCATTAATATTACTAATAAGATAATTTTTAACATCTAATTGTTTAGATGCTGTTTTTACTTCTTTTTTATATTTTTTTCTCTATATTGTCCCAAAGAGTATCTTTTGGATCAATATCGATTTTTCTTTGTTCTTGTATTTCTTTTAATCTTTTTTTAGCTTCTGTTGGATTAAACATACAAGCTAAAGGTATGTTTTTACTTAAATATTTTTTATCTTTTTTATATTTTTTTTCTTTATTTTTTTCAAATACAATATTTTCATTTTTTTTATAATCATCTATATTTACTATCCCTTTTTTAATTAATTCATTTACTATAAATAATTTTACATTATCTTTTGGTTCCCAAATACCTTCTTTATTGTAAGTTTTT